TGAAAGTGCCATTGCCTGGTACGATCCTGCACAAGAGATTGGTTATTCAGGCACCTTTGATATGCTTGCCAAAATGAACAGCGGTGCGTATGCACTGCTTGATTGGAAGACGAGCTACAAAGAAAAGCCTGATACACAACTAGCCGATTATCGAATGCAACTTGGCGCCTATGTGCAAGCCATTGAACAGATGTATGACATCGAAGTGAATGAAGCGCATTGCGCCATTGCCATTCATGATCCTGATACGGGAGCTGGTCAGGAAGCGCAAGTTGTAAGCCTTTCAGCAGCGGAGCTTGCCATGCAGGCAGGCATCATGGTGCAGAAGGTGCAGCAGTTCTTCTTTGAGCATTACCCCGGCGGACGCCCCTTAATGATTTCTATGGACCGTGGAGCTTGACCTCCTCTGTCCATGGCGCTATGCTTCTGATGCCCCTTCCAGGGCCTACTACACTCCTCTGAGGACCACTCAATGCCCGCTGGCAACTCTCCCGCTTTCTCTGGCACTGTCGATCTCACCCCCGACATCCTTAATGCCATGAAGAAGGCCGGTACCAACCCCCAAGGAAACTACTCCCTGCGTTTCGCTCTTTGGGACAATGACAAGCGTGACAAGGACACTGCTCCTCATTTCAAAGGACAAGTGACTGTCAACAAGCTTGACAATTCTCCCAAGGCTTACGCTTCGATGTGGGACAATGGCAATAAGGCCAAGCAAAGCTTCTCTGACGATCCGTTCTGAAGCTTTTCTTTATTGTTCACTGGGGCGCTAATGCGCCCTTTTCTTTTCTTCAAAACCATGCTTCTTAATGACAAGGAAATCAGCATTCTTGCTGAAAATGATATTATTTTTCCTTTTGTCGGGGAGAAAGCCAGAGAGCTTAACAATGGCACGAAAGCCCTCTCATACGGACTGAGCCATGCCGGATATGACCTTCGCCTTTCCCCGAAGGGCTTTATGGTCATCAACAACAGCAAGCCTGTGGAAGCGCTTGACGTTAAGAGCTTCAACAAGGAGCTGATGTACGAGGCTTCTCCCATCGAAGAGAATGGTTCTACGTTCTTCGTGCTGCCCCCGTTCTCTTACGCTCTTGGCGTGAGTGTGGAACTGCTGACAATGCCGTCTAACATCATGGGGATCACAGACGGCAAAAGCACGTATGCCCGGCAAGGCACCATCATTAACGTTACGCCAATTGAGCCTGGCTGGTCTGGCCATCTCACTATTTGTATTGTCAATCCCTTGGCTTTTCCCGTTCGCATTTATGCCAACGAAGGGATCGTGCAAGTTATGTTCGCTCGCCTCTCAGGCGCCGCAGATCAGGACTATGGAAACGGCAAGTATCAAAACCAAGGCGCTAACGTAGCATTTGCTGCCGTCTGATCAGTGAGCGCTCTTGAAGACCAGTTCCTCGGACTATGGCAAGCTCATTTTCCTGATCTCCCATTGATTAGAGAATTCAGTGACGTACCAACGTGGGAAGCTGATTTTCAAGAGCGCTATGCAAAAAGCAAACGGTCAAAGCGCTACAGGGCAGACTTCGCTCATCTGGCCTCCCGCTCCCTCATTGAAATCCAAGGGGGCACATTCAGTAGAGGCCGGCACGTAACTGGCTCTGGCTACGAGCGTGATGCCCGCAAATTTAATCTTGCCACCATTGGTGGCTGGAAAGTATTCCTTCTTACCACCCAAACGGCCAAGGAAATTTTTTGGCTTGAGCGGATTGCTGCTTCATTGCGAACTGCGTAACGGCTTCAGCAGCTTCACCAAGCAGCTCATCAGCGGCTTCCAAATCACGCTCTTGAAGCTGCATAGCTTGACGCAGTTCAAGATTCTCTTTCACCAGCGACGTGACGGCTTCTTGCATATTGCTCCAGCCCTCCATCATCGTGCAAGCCACTTCTCGCAGCTTATCAACGTCATTGCATTCGCTCAGTGCCTTTTTGTTAGCAACGAGAGCAAAGTCTCGTTCCATGCTCCGCTCAAAAGGCCCCATAATGCCAATACAATCTTGACCATTGTATTTTAGGCCCACTGGGATAGAGAAAGTGCTCATTGTCCTTGCATTGTTTCGTTTAGCCTAGCCATGCAGCAGTTTGGCAAACGGTTTGTTTATCGGGTGGACGATGGGAAGGATGCCGTAAGATGTGGGACGGGCTACCGCCCATACAAGCTTCCTCGCACGCCTCGCAACCATGAATGGCTTCCAGGACAGGATGTGGTGTACGTACAACGTACGTCCGCTGGGTGGATGCCCTCCTCCATTGTTGGCACCATTGAAGGCTTTGATGCAAGCGCCAGAGCCAGAAAAGCAATCGTACGCTGGCATTCGGCTACGGACATTGCTCCTACAATCAGTTTGCAACGACTTCGGCCCCTCTCGCTGATCAACAATGTCTACCCCCACCGATGATTCCATCAGAAAGATTTCAGAATTTCTTGGCAAGCTTCTCGGTTGGTTCGCCGCGCAGTGTCTTCGCGCTTGGCTCGTGAGCCTTTGTGTGCCACTTTTCTTTCCCAGTGTTGCGTTGGGATTTTGGGAGTGGGTGTTGGTGGTTTTGACCGTGCGCTTCCTTTTCGCCGAGCCCACTTCTGAATCATGATGGGCAAAATTGATCCGCTGATGGATGGCATCAGCTTCGTGCGTCTCATTGATTGGATGGGCAGCTCGCTTGATATTGTTTGCGATGCTCGTCAAAGCTTCGATCAGACCAGTAGCGAATGGTCCGAAAAGGACCAGAAGCTGCTGAACTATCTTGTCAAGCATCAGCACACCAGTCCATTTCGTGGCGTGGTCACAAAATGGCAAGTGAAAGCTCCGCTGTATGTTTGTCGGCAATGGTGGAAGCATGTGATTGGTGGCACGTTCGCTAATGACACGCTGGGCTGGAACGAGAAAAGCTTTCGCTACTGCGAAGCTGATGATGACACGTACTACATGCCGCGTGAATTCCGCCAGCAAAGCGCCAGTAACAAGCAAGCTTCCAGCGGCGCCTTGGAGCCCAGCATGAACCAAGTGGCGATGATTGAATATGCCAAGGCTCTTGAGCAGGCAAAGCAGGCTTACAGGGCGCTGCTGACGCTAGGCGTGGCGAAGGAGCAAGCCAGGGGCATCCTGCCCATGGCTTCATATTCGTCATTCACGTGGACCTGCAGCTTGCAAGCTCTCCTGCATTTCATTTCCTTGCGAGACGAAACTGGTAGCCAGTGGGAAATCCAAGCTTATGCTCAAGCCTTGTCCACTCTTGCCCGTCCATTGTTCAAAGAGGCTTTCGAGGCCTTTGATCTTCACCAATCTTCTTTCTAATGACTGACGCCATCAATTCTCCCCGTCATTACGCTAAAAATGGCGGCATTGAATGTATTGAGGCCATTGAAGCTTCAATGGACAAAGACGACTTTCGTGGTTTTCTGAAAGGGAACATTCAAAAGTATGTTTGGCGCTACGAAGAAAAAAATGGCCTAGAAGATTTGAAAAAGGCTAGTTGGTATCTTGATCTTCTCATTTTTAACATAGAAAACGAGCCTCAGCAAGAAGCCGTGGAAGCTCTTGAAAACGCTTCTATGGAATGCAAAGATGGATTCTGTCCAATGCCTGGCATTCGCTATGACCTCCCTGGGAAGCAAATCACTTTCGCTCCAGTAGAAAACTAAGCAACATTACAACAGAGCCCCCATGAGGGGGCTTTTTCATGCTCAATTTTTTGGTGCATGGGCAGAACAATCCCTTTCTTCTCGCACCATTCCTCAAGATGCTTTTGGTCAGTGTGAGCACTGACAAAGCTATTGCAATACACCCAAGCCATCAGAATCTCCTCTCGCTTTTCCGTCCAGAATTGCTGAGGACGCCACCATTCAAAAAGATTTTCGTTTCCCTTGGACAGATTGCAGCCTCGACAAGAGGGCACAAGATTAAACTTACTGAAGTGAGGGCCGCCTTTACTCTTCGGAACAATATGGTCAATCGTAAGCTTTTCTCCCCATTCGCCGCAATAAGCACAAGCGCATTGGCCAAATGGCCCCCTCAAAAAATAATCTTCAAAAATACTCTTGCGGAATCTACGTTTTGCATCCCCAGGGCGAAGTTCAATGAGAGAATAAAGCAGCTCATCAGGACCATTCGCTCTTGGCATGGCACTATTTAGTTGTCTTGACCATAGTTTAACGCTAAATAATGCCCCGCGAATTTCGTCTAGAATCAGAGTATTGATTGTCGGCTATGGACAGTTTCAAGGACGGCCTTGCAAATTTCGTAGCCACCATCACGGCTGGCATGTTGCTTTCAACGGGAGCCATGCTTATTGCAGTGGGCACTCAGCAAGCAAGAGTGGCAGTACAAATTGAAACCGTCACCGAAAAACTCTCCACCCTCACGGACAAGATGAGTGAGATGGAAAACAGAGTCCGTAATTTAGAGATTGAACGCTAGGCTATTTATATCCCCATTGCATCTCTCGTCATGAGCGGCATTGAATGGTTCGTAATTGGTGGCATCATTGTTGCTGCTGTTGACCAAATCATCGAACGCACTCCCTACAAGGAAAACAACGTCATTCAGCTTCTGCTGACTGGCCTCAAAGCAGTCTTCCGCGTGAAGGGCTGAAGCCATGTGGCCTTCAAATCGGGCTTTCTGGGACGAATGCTTCCAGGCAGCCCGTAAATACGGCGCTCGCTATCCAGAGCTGGTAGCAGCACAGTGCTGCCTAGAAAGTGGCTTCGGCAAGCACACGTCTGGCAAAAATAATTTTTTAGGAATTAAAGGGAGCGGCACTACTACTAGCACGCAAGAATTTTACGATGGTCAATGGGTGACGATCAAGGCGGGGTTTATTGACTTCCCCAGCCTTGCTGCTTGCATTGAATACTTGGTCACACGGTGGTATAAAGACTATCGACAATTCAAGGGCATCAACAATGCCCCTAATCGCTATGCAGCGGCGCGAATGCTGAAAGAACAGAGCTATGCCACTGATCCCGATTATCCTGCAAAATTGTCTAAGCTCATGAAGGAATACGCTCCTGAGAGCACCGCTTTTACTATGATCGGCCCCAAGAAACGTCCGCAAGATTTTGGCTTCAAGAAAGGCGATTCGCATTTGGTCGTGAATGATGCCGTGGAAACCATGAAAGCTTTTTCTTTTGAAGGAAAACTCTTATGGGAAATCCCTTGTCTTGCTCGTGGGCAATACAGTGATTTTGAATGGAAAATCACAAATTCTGATTGCCCTCCTGGAATCTACAAAATTGGAGAAATCTACAAGGACTATGAGAGGGTTGGAGACAAGCCTGCTTATGACCGTACGCTAATGGCGTATGGTTGGTACACGTTTGATATGATTGAGCTAGAAAATCAAGAGGCGCGGTATGGCAGAGCAGGAATTGCCCTGCATGGTGGCGGAAGCGCAAATGGTTGGCCTGGTGCATGGGCTCCCAAGCAACCTCTAGTGCCAACTCATGGTTGTTGCCGTGCGTTTAACATTGATCTTCGCGATAAAATTCTGCCTCTGACGAAAACAGGCACAGTGTATATTTCAATTTTTCAGGAAGGTTAATCATTCGCCATTCGCAAATAGCAAATGAACTGGCAGTCTTGGTTTAATGCACTCTGCTACGAACTAGGTTTATGGGCCGTTGTGAAACGGCCTTCCCTTGCTTTTAAGCCATGGTTCAAAATGCTCATGGCTCATTGCAGGCCTGACTGGGCAGAGTGGAAAACCAAGGATGTGATGCAGAAAGTAGACCAGCAAGCAAAGACGTTGGTCAGGCAATGGGAGCAAGAGGAAAAGGAAGCAAAAGCAAACGCTCTGGCCGAACAAGCCCACAAGCTTTTCCCTGATGCCATCGTCACGCCTCTTCCTAATGCCATTGTCCCGTCAGTGCTCATTGAAACAGCCCCACCAGCAAATGCCAGTGAGGCTGTGAAGGCGCTAGGCGGAGAGCTAAGGATTACATACCAGCTCCCAAGCCAAGAAGCGTCCTGAGGCGCTTCCATTTGGCATGCTCCTTCTCGTGGTAGTCCTCCCACGAAGCAATGGTTTCACTAAGAGCCTTGCAGGCTATAGCCGGATCATCGTCCGTTAGCAGCTCTGCAAAAATATCGGAGAGCTGCTCAAGTTGCTGCTTGTACCATTCGCCCTCTGCAACAAAAGGAAAGGCCATGGGAAGGGGCATATTGCCCCCATAGCTTAAGTGATTTCCACCCAGCCGATCATGCCAAGTGCTTTAGCGCTGACTGCACTGTCGACGGTCAAGATGAGAGTGTCGCTTTCGCCAGAGGCATTTTGTCCTAAGGCAAGACGAATGGCCACGGCAATGTCGTAATTATTCGCACTGCCTTGGCTTACAAAGCCTGCATCGACCACTGTGCCGCCGGTAGCAGTGCCACTAGTTGTCACTTCCACATTGCCCCTTTGATTGTCAGCAGCACTCCACACCACTCCACTAAGCGTTGGATTTAAACGCAAACGCCACAGCACCACATCACTAGAAGCAGTAGCAGTGGAAATCCTCACAGGCAGAATGACGTTGCCAGTGCGACCACTTGCCATGCGGATGCCAGCAGTAATGCGCTCTCCAGATGTGTTTGGAACAGTGTTTAAATCGTGATTCACTGAATACACGGCGCCATCTGGCTCATATCCTCCCTCGCTAAGAATGCTGCTACAAATTTGCTTCATAGTGCGTCCCGAAGCTTGAGCAGAGGCGTTATGAACGCGATAGGACAATGGCAAAATGGCCGTTGTCATATATGCGCTAGTCAATGTGTTGTAATGATTGAATTCATGGCAATAAATGATCTCGCCGTTAATTACAAATCCAGTCCTCACTCGTCCTACGCCAAGCCATTCGAGATCGGCGGTGAAAATCTGAGCCTTAGAGAAGTCGAGCGAATCAAGAGTGTTAATGTTCCACGCTGATTGATCAACCACGTTTTCAACGACTGCGCCAGACGTGAAGCTTCTGATGACCATTTGCAACGTAGTGCCACTTGCTCTAAGCATCACTCCATTCTGATCATCAAAGAAACCCACTTCTTGAATGAGACCAGAGACGGGAGTGGTACCAGCAAAACTTTGCATGATCATCATGCTTTTTCCTGGTTGGTACGGGAAGTATTGCTTAGTTCTGCGCAGCACCGTATCTCCAGACGCAGTGGTGGTCGTCAAAGCGGTGCTGCTTTCGTTTGTTAAATGCGTGACCACGCCTCCATTGGAAATGCGATCAAACCATTGGTCAGCACGCTTGCTGTAACGCATTGTGCTATCAAAAAGCGTATAGGGAGCGCTAGTGCGAGCACGTCCAAAAGCATCCACTGCGCCACTGTCAGGGCCAGTCTTTAAAATCTGTCCGCGATAATCAGCTTCAATATGAGTTTCAAACTGTTCGCCACCAGCAATAATTTGGCCCATGAGAAATAATTCTTTCTTCCATTGTACTAGCAAAAGAAAAGGGGCCTTTTGGCCCCTTAGTTATTTACCCTGTCCTCTCAGAAGTTTTCGTCCGTGAGAAGCTTTACTATTCGCTCCATTGCCTTGGCGCGTGCGCTTGCTTTTGTTTGGCTGATGAAGCTTTTGCCCGTTAATGGTTTTGTTTGATGCCATCAGCTCCAGGGCACTCCAGTGCCATTAGTAGGAGTGCGCTGTTGAGAAATTTGCTCTGCGAGAGCGGCTTCAATTTCAGCCACTTTTTCGTCGCCAAACTTTTCCTTCACCCAGCCAGTGACGATTTCAGGCGTGAGTTGGGCATAAGGAATTTCATCATCTTCGTCGGGAGCTTCAAGCCCAAGACTGCCATACGCCGAACTGGCATACGTGCCATCATCGGCAGAAATTGTATAGTGAACCGTGTAGACGATTCCATCAGCAAGGTGGCGCTCAAGATTGGCGACGCCCCATTGGTAAGTGATTGCCATGATTAGAAAGAATGGTCTTCGTTAGTTTAACAATGGAAAAGAAGGCGGCTTCTTCGGGAAACCGTCTCACAGTACGGGCATCTCATATTCCTGCGTGCTATTGCAATAGTGCTTGAAAATTACTTCGCTTGTGTTGCCTGCCCAATTTGCCACTTGTGGCACTGGAATGCCGGCTTCAATCCAGCGGCTAATGGCAGTGTGGCGGCAGTCGTATGGCCTATAAACATGGGAAATCAAACCTGCCTCGTGTAAAGGCGAAAGCTTTTTCCTGAAATAGCTTTGAAAAGCTAGCCGATTCCATGGAAAAATAAAATCGTTTTCGCGGGGGAGTTCGGCAAGAATCTCTTGACAACGATTATTCAATGGCACCCAGC